TGTAGAAACAAAAGTTTCGGAAAAATCTGCACCTTGAGGAATAGTTATATTAATGACGGGATTGGCAGCCATGAGTTTTTTAAGTATTTATGATACTATCATTACTCGTTATATATTTATTAGTCTACTCTTCTTGAAACTGCTTGAAGTTTTTATTTAACTTAATCCATAAAGGATGAATGTGCCTTCTGCAATATTACCCGAACTGTATTTTATTCTAACTGCATTAGTAGTTGTAGCAACATTTCTCATAATTGAACCATCACTATTTCTAAAATATGGAGTTGCATCAAAATATGTTCCAAATGTTTTTGCATAAGGTTCTATATTAGTTCCCATACCATACAAATCAATAGTAAAGTTTCCATATTTTGTATTAGAAACTGTCGTCACAGTAATTTGGCCATTTGCTCTAGTTGTTATTGACGATGCACCTCCATCAAAAGTCCATGCATAATTATTCGTAAAAACAGTAGAATTATTATTATCTGAAAAATATAATAGAAAAGTAACATTATTGGTAGCAGGTTTCACATATAAAATTTCTATTCTATATTTTTTGTACGTAGAATTTAAATCATTAAATTCAATACTTGCGGAACTGCTTGCAGTTTGTATTCCTATCTGAGTCCAAGATCCTCCTCCTCCACCTCCTCCAGTGGCAGTTATAGTTACATTGCCAGTAGATTGGTCAACGGAAATACCAGAACCCGCAGTAATTGAAGTTACAATACCAGTTAAAGCAGATCCAGAACTAGTTGCGGTAATAAATCCGACATTGTTTGTTAAATCTCCAGTATCTGTAGGAATAGAAGGTTTATTGGTTAAATCATTATAATCACCAGAGAAGGTTGATACTCCTGTTAAATTGGAACCATCACCAAAAAAACTAGTTGCAGTAATAGTATTATTTGTACCGTCAATAGTAATAGAAGCAGTACCAATAGTGAGTATTCCTGTTACACGAGCATCTCCTTCAACAACTAGTTTTTCAGTAAATGTTGTTGCAGATCCAACAAGTAAACCACTTCTTGCAGTGACGAATCCAATTGAATCAACATTGGTTACATCTTCATAAGTAACTGTTCCTGCAACAGAAACATTGCCAGTAAAGAAACCATCTCCCTGAACATATAATGCATATTCGGATTTTGCCGTTGTTGTTCCAATTCCAACATTTTTAGTGGTATGAATTCCAATAGAATTTGAAGACCAGGTTCCTCCAGATCCAACACCACCAGAAACTCCTATAACCCATTTATTATTAGATGGATTCCATTTAAGGATAGAGTCTGTTGTGATTCCAGTGATATCAACATCACCTAAGTCTTTTATGAAACCTGCACCACCGCCACCAATGGCAGCCATCTGGATCTGGACTCTATTAATAAATGTTCTATAGTGATTTGCTAGATCTTTAAAAGTAACAAACTCTTGATTTAATGGTGTTAACGGGTCTGCTGTTTTTGTATTCTCTGTACCTGTTAAAAGAGATCCTGACTCACTTAAAACTGTTTTTTCATTGAACTTTTCAAAGATATCTTCAATATGTGATATTTTTTTAGAAAGTTTTTTGTTCTGTTCCTCTATAAAGTCAATTTTTAGTTTATTAACTATCGATTGAATTTCTTGCTTTACACTTTCATACTCTTTATTTCTTTGAATTATTCTCTGTTCATTTATCAAAATGTCCTTCTGTAAGGATTCAATTTTTTCATTTAAATTATTGTCTAAATCTAAAATATTTTTATTTAAATTATTTTCTGATTTTAAAATATTTTTTTCATTTCTTTCGGAGATGCTATTTACTTCTCTAATGATATCTTCATTCTTTTCAAATAGATTTTCTATTGATTTAGAATATATTTCTAATTTTTCATCAATACGTATTTCTCTATTCTTAATATCTTTTAAAGTATTTTCATATATTTTAGTTATATCATTAAAATCATTTACAGAAGAATCTATTTTATCCTTATATGAAGATATAACACTTTGTATATTATCTTTAAATAAAAGATTTTCCTCACTTAGATTTCTCTCAAGTGACTCTAAGTGATTTGAAAAATTATAAATCTTATCATTTACACTATTCTCTATTAGTTTTACTTCTTCTTCTGTTTTTAATTTTCCCTCAACAAATACTTTTTTGTACTTTGGAAGTTCTTCTTTTGAAAATTTGTTTACATAAGAAAATAAAGAATCAACTTCTTCTCTAATTTTTTCTAGACTCTCCTCATTAATACCATTTAAATTCCTTTTCAGATATTCAAATTTTTTGTCTGTATAATCATCAATTTCCTCAAGTTTTTCTTCTAAAATATTAATAGCATTGTCAATTCTTGAACTTGATCTCAGTTCAGATTCTACAAGGAGCTTATCGTATTTTGGTATGTCATTCTCAACAAAACCTTTTACTTGAGTTTTTAAATCAATAAAATCTGATTTTAATCTATTAATACTTTTGGCATTTAAAGCTTTAATATTTTCTTGAACATCGTCTATGTATGATTCAATAGAAACAAGATAAGTAACCATTGACTTATCCAGATCTTCTTTTACTGATATACCTTTTAGTTCTTCTTTTATTTGTTCAATTTCTTTAGATAAAACTGAAATTTGATTTATATTATTTTTAAATTCCTCTACTGTCTCCGTAAAATTTGAAGCGGCACTAAAGTTATCTAATTTTTCCTTTAAAATAGAAAAATCTTCAGAAGTATTAGTATTTCTCTCAATGGAAGTTTTTATATTTCCAATGATAGATTTTTTATTGTTGTCTGAATCATTATGAAAAAGTTCCGAAGGTTTTTTTAATGCCACTCTATGATTTCTCCATTTTATCCTATAAGAATATTTATTTTAAAAGAATATCGTAGCAAAATCAATATCTATGAAACCTCACTTTGTTTGCTTTGCTTTATTAATTTAAGTAGGTCTGAAGTTGATCCTACATATAGTGCATTGTTTACTGTAGTTGGTCCTTTAGATTTAGTTTCATCAATATCTTTTAATTTTTTCTGAAGATCCAATAATTTATCAGTCGCATCGGCAACATTTTTGATAAGTTGTCCAGCAACTTCATATGCTCTTGGTTGATCGGTTTCTTGTGCCAATTCTAAAATAGAATTTATAGCCTCTTGACCCTTTTCAATAAGAGAATATAAATTTCCTCTAGTATATTCATAATCTTTTGTAATATCATCTGGAGTTTTCTTTACTTCAGCATCTTCCTTTATAATTTCTGTAGAAGTAATTTGAGATATTTCCATAGATGAATCATCAATATCAAAAGTTTCATTTAAATTTTTAAATTTATCTTTCATAATCATAAATCACTGTTTTGTGAAGGACTATATTCTCTAAAATCTTGATAGAATGTCAGTTCATCATTAAATCCAAAATCATCACCAAAGGAAACAAGGTCATCATCTGCTTCAGTGATTAAATTGACTGAAGATCCAGAAACATGCCCTTCAGATGGAGTCCCTTCATATCCTCTAACAACAACTAATTTATTTCCATCTTTAGATTCTACATACATTTGCTCACTATTAATATAAATTCTCGTTCCAGAGGAAATTGTTGTTGCATCCCCAACTACAATATACTTAGAAATTTCATCAACATCACTTGCAAGGGTAGTTGTTGCATCATTATCATAATCTTTTAAAGCTCTTGGAGTAACCGAGTATCTAACTTCCCTTTTCTTAGTATCAACTCCAGACATATAATCCAAAGTAACTCTTTTGATAACTCCAGAAGAAGATGTTGGAACTGGACCAAAAAGATATGTTTTTGCAGTAAATCTAAGAGTATATACTAATGACCTTCTAGTTGTATAATCTCCTTCATAATCATCGGTAAAAGTAACACCGTCTAAAACTATGGGAATATCTTTCTTTTCATTTATTGGTTCTACTAAATTTACTGTCAAATTAAAACTTGGTTGAAAATATGGAAGTATTTGCTCAACTATTTGTAATGCATCATCATTTAGTTTAGAAATTATATTTAATTCAAATTGCATGTTATAAGGAACTGGCATGTAAACTTTTTTTCCAGATCCTGCTATAAATGTCTGAGTTGTGGAAACTTTTCTTGCAGAGTCATAAGTTAATCCACTAAACTCAAAAGACATTCTTGGCAAAGTTATTTTTACTGGCTTCTTTCCAGATGGATCTTGTTCTATTCTTGCCAAAAACTTTTGAATAGGACCATACGCCAATGGAACTTTAATAATACTAACAGTATCGTCAGAACTATTGGTATGATGTATTTCAATATTATTGAAAACATTTCCAAATGCTACAATTGTTTTCCTAAAAATTTCGTGATAAAAATGTCCAAACATTTTGGTATAATCCTTTACTTATATTTAACAATCAGACTTCCCCAAAAGGATTTCTTTCATTAAAGTCTGTTATAGAGTCACCCTCAATTTCAAATAAATCATTTTGAGCATACTCGTCAACTAAATTATTTGTTTCTATTGACTTTATTGTGTAAATTGC